ATTTCTTTATTCCAGCTTCTGAACGTTCTTTAAATTTAGCCATTACGCTTAAAACGTTTTTGTCTTGTATTTGTATGTTCATATCAACCAATTAAATAAATTGTAAATACCAATGGCAGCAAAACCATAAATTGCTATCCAAATAATAATTGCTATTGTTTTTTCTTTCATATTTTTACGTTGTTTTCGTTTATAAATTCGTTTAGTTTTTTCCTTACTTCAAACATTGCTTCGTTACCGTTGTACTTATATTCGCTTCTTAACCAATTGTCAAACTCCGTAAGTGCTGAATAGTAATTAATTCCATTGGTTGCAAAATCAAAGTCTTGTTTTTCTTCAGGTAAATTAAATTCAAGTATTGCTTTCATATTGTTTCAATTAAACTGTTAAAATAAATTCTTGCTTCTTCAACCTTGTTTTGTATTTCCCAAATTACTGTTTCGTCACGTTCAATTTTAAAAACTTTAACTTTTGTTGCGTCTGGAAGGTGGTCAAAGTTATGTTTCTTTTCTACGTATTCTCTAATTTCTGCGTCTTCGTCAATTTTAAATTGTTTCCAATGCTCCCTGCGTATTTCGTCTTCAACTATTTCTAACGGTGTGTTTACTAAACAATAACAAAGTAGTGCTTCGGTCTTGCCTGTTAGCCACATATAACCCTGTAGTTGGTAGTAATAGTCTTTAGTTGGTATTTCGTCTTCAAAGAACGGAAACGTGTGAGCTTCGTAACTACATTTTATATCTAGCAAAACATCATTCGTGTTTACGTCTGGTGTTCCTGTAATCCAATCGTTGTTAAAATGTTCTTCGTTCTTAAATATAAATCCTAAACCTAAAACATCGTTTACCAAACTAATTGCTTCGTCTTCGCATTGTAAACCTTTGTCGGTGTATCTACTTGAAAATTCTTTTTTAATGCCAAATTTTTCTTCTAAAACAAGTTCTTGTATGTAAGACTTTGCTGTTTTACTTAATGTCTCGGTCTTGGTGCGTGGAGCGGTCATTAACCGCCCCAATGCTGAACAACGTATTTTCATACTTCTAACGTTTTTAATTGTGCTTCAGTTAAACTAAACTTTGTTGTTAGTTCTTCAACTGTATATTCTCCTTTGCTAATTGCGTCAATAGCTTTTTGAAAACGTGCGTTGTCTATTGTAGACTTTTTTGGTTCGTGTTTTACTTGTTCGCCAGAAGCGTCTGTGTCTTTGTCCGTAACTAAACCAAGCATCGAACTTAAAGCATATCTACGCAAGTAAGTTATTGCGCTTCCTAAAACTTGGAACTCATTCATTCCTTTTAAAATTACTCCTTGTGGAATATCAATTTTACTTTCAATACTTTCAGCACTTTCAACGTGAAATAAACAAGTTGCTATTTGTGTTCCGTTAATTAGTTGAGTAAACCCTAAACCGTGTTTTTTTAGTAATGGGTTAATTACTTCAAAGATTTTCGGTAAGTCTGCATAAGTGTAACCGTAACCTTGTGTTGCTTTGTGAATAACAGGAACTTCTTGTTGGAACGCTGCTAAACTTTTAAATAAATGTTTCATAGTTAAATAATTTAAGTTAATAATATATGCAAATATAAGAATAGTTATTTAATAAACAACTATTTTAATTTTTTTTTATAAATTTCTATTAATTCTTTTAATTCGTCTTTTGTCCATTTTTTAACTTCGTGTGCTTTTGCCTGAAGTTCTATTAATCTTTGCGCTCCTATTCGTTTTTCTATGCCTATCTGGTAGTTAAGTAGGTTACCGCTTAAATAAGTGTTGCAATGTTCACATTGTAAATGACAATTTTCTTCTGAAAACCTTACGTTTGAGTGTCCGCCTTGCGAATAATAATGACCAGCATTTTCTTTTTTGCAAGGCTTATCACACGAAATGCAATTTAATCCGTTGTCTCGTTTTCGGATGTAACGATTAAAAACTTGTTGGGCAATTTTTAGATAATCACTTGTTGTTTTTAAGTCTTCAACTAACTTCTTTTTCTTTTTATTCCATTCCTTTAACTTTTGTGTTTCAACCATTGCTTTTATACATTCGTTTTTTAAACAAAACTTTTGCAAGGTGCTGAACGGTGTAAATTCTTCTTTGCAGTTAAAACATTTTTTAGTCGTTTTCATAATCAAAAATTGATGTTTGGTTAGTATTTGATTTTTTAATTATTCCTAATGCAGTTTCAAGAATTGTTTTACCTGCTTCATAGTCAACTAAATTACGAGCCATTTTAGTAGTGCTTTGTTCGCCTTTGTACTTTCTAAAATCGTAATTATGAAATTTAGATAATGTTCCTATTTCATCAACCATATTAGTTAAAGTACCATCTAATTTTCTTTCTTTTAAATCATTTGGTAAATTAAAATTTGTCCAATACAAATGTCTACCTCTTTTTTTAGCGGGTATCAATGGCTCATAATAAGGTGTTACATTTTCAACCACATATTTACCTTCAAAAAAATTATCTAAAAAAATAACTTCTTCATATAATTTCATATCCGGGTAAATAAATTTAAAAGTTTCTCTATTTTTTTGGCTTATTCTTACTTTGCTGTGACTTGGACAAGGTGGAGAACTCCAAATAAAATCGAATTCTTTAAAATGGTCTAATAAATATTGGTGTGCGTCTGCTACAATTACTGTGTCATTTGGAAATCTTTCTTTGTAAAGTCGTGCAGCTTCAGGGTCAAGTTCTACTGCGGTTACTTCAATATTTGCCACTTCATCCCATTTGTAACGGTTGCCACCTAAACAAGCATATAAATTTAATACTTTCATAAGTCCATATTGTTAAATTCAATTTTTCTTTCAAGGTTTTGTATTTCTTGTTTTTGTTCTAAATTTAATCGCACTAAATTAAAGTTCATTTGTCGTGTAGTCCTAAATTCCTTTTCCAAGAAATCATAAACAACCATTGCTTTTTTTATTTCGTGTAAACTTTGCTCCATTGAACTTATTAAATCTGTTCGGTTAGGGTGTTTCGTTTTTATGTCTTCAATGCTTACTTGTAATTTTAAACAAGTGTGATTAAGATTTATTCTACTGCTCAATAGTTCAAGTTCCATTTTAAAACGCTTTTAAGTTAATTGTGTTTGTTGGTCTAAATTCCGAAATTACGTCTTTTCCGTAAACTTTAAAACCTAAACCGTAATTGTATTCGCAATAAACAGGGTCGTTAAGTCCAGTATGTTTTCCGCCTGTGTCTATGTCTTTAATTTTTTCAGTAGAAACCCAAGTTACATATTTCATTACATCGTGTTTTATTAGTCTATGTACAACTATCATATCGTCACATCTATTTGTAAATGCTTTTCCACCTTCTACGTGGTCTTTTAACGGTGCTTTTAAATGTCCTTTAAAGTCTCCTTCAGTATAAATATTTGAACTCCTTCCGCTTTCAGTATTCGGATGAGTGTTTATATAAATTGTCATTCCTGTTTTGTTTACAAATTGTCTTGCAGCATTCATAAATTGGTAGTTACCTTCGTAAGTCATATTCCTGTCTAAACCTGTGAACGGGTCAATAAGTGCAACATCGCATTCGCTATCCTCGAATATTTTAAATAATTCTTCGTGTTTATATAACCTGTCGTTTTTTACAAATGTAAAGTATTGTTCCAAGTATGCGCTGTAGTTTCTTATTTCATCGTGTGTTAATTTTTTAAAATTTATTCCTGCGTACATTTGTATTAAGTCCCGCAAAATTTGCCCGTGCTGGTTTTCTCCGCTCCAGATTATAAACTTTAATTTGTGCTTTAAGGCAAGTGCTAAAAAATACCAATTTATAAAATATGTTTTACCAACGTTGTCGTGTCCTAAAATTATGTTTACTTGTTTACGTTTAAATTTTAAATAGTCATCAAGTCCATTTCCAAGTTCTAATCCGTGTTTTATTTTGCCGTCTCGGTAGTTCAATAAATAATCAAGTGCTGAACCGTTAGTTAATATATCCATATTTTCTCGCTTTTATTTCCTCTGGACTTATACCTTCGGTTGTTGGTTGGTTTTTTTGTAGCCATTTTACTGCCGTTAAATATAAACTTTTATATTTAGTATTTCCTTTATAATTTTCAATGTCGTTTAAAATATTGTCAATTTGAGTAATTGTGTTTTTCTCTAACAACTTTTTTACTTCGTCTTCAGTTATAAATAAGTGTTGAAATTCCCTATATATATTTTCTTTATTATTCTTTTCATTCTTGTTTGTTGTTAGTTGTTTGTTAGTTGTTTGTTGTTTGTTTGTTAGTTGTTTGTTAGAAGTATTATTTTCATCTTGGTAACATTCATATTTACAAATAGTTAGCATAGTGAATTTGTTTGTTGATTTTACAATAATTTCGTTTGTCAACACAAACTTTTTTAACAAAGTCCGAACAACTTGTAAACTCAATTTTGTATCGTTTGAAATTGTTTGTGCAGAAGTAATAAATTGTCCTTTTTTTATTTCGTGTCCTTGCCAATTTCCGTCTTTGTGATTTGCTTTTAACAACATATAAACAAATAATTGCACTGCTTCTGGCTTTTGAAACCATTGCCAATCTAAAAACTTTCTATGTATTTTAATCCATCCGCTCATACTCTAATTGTAAAATGTAAATTAATTCGGCAACTTCACCCTTTGTAAATTGCAACGTGTCTTTTTCAGTATTAATTAATAAACGACCTGTAATATCGCCAATACTTAAAGTAAAAATAGTTCCAGCGTCTGTTGTAAATTTTCTTTCTTTTAATAACATAACTTTAATTTTTTTTATAAAATGAAAAAGCCCCATATCTCCGCAGGACTCGACTTCTGCTTCAATACAAGGCTAATAATTTCCTTCTTGGACTTATGGTGTCGAGCCAATCCGTTTACAAATATAATAATTAATTTAACATAAACACGAATTAATAAAATTTATTTCTTATTCTTAATTGAATTTTACGTAAGTCTTTTAAGTTCTTTGCTTCTTTTATTTCTTTTCGCAAGTCAAGTTCTGGAAGTTCTAAACTCAAAAGCAATTTGTAGTATTCAATATCGTGTAAAAATAGCTTGTCGTTTATATCTGTTAAGTCTTGGTAAGTTTTTAAACCGTGTAATATTGTTGCGTGGTTCATATTAAACAGGTTTCCAATTCCTTTAAGTGTATGTCCGTCTTCTCGTAGCTTCCTAAATAAATAAATTCTTCGGTGTACTATTTCACGTTTTCGGTTTTTCTGTGCAAGTCCGTCTTGTTCTATTATTTCTTTTATTAGTTCTATCATTTTAT